TGCGCAAAAAATAGAATACCGAGAGATGGTCTTCTAGGAAAAAAGGAAAAACCTTAATAGGGTTTTTCCTTTTTTTTAGCTATCAGAGTGCTATAATTTAATCATGCACGAGGATAAAGAAGACCATGGGTTTATGATACCGAGCAGCTTTATAACGCAGTTAGGTGAATATACCCGAGGGTATATGCTGCTTGTATGTAACGAAAAAGGAGAATTGTATGCGCATGAAGCCTACGATAACCCTGTAATTAAACTAGGGCTTATTAACTTTGGCGACATGCATATATCTGCAGCCCTGAAACATATGCATAATATGGCGCTAAAAGATGAAGAACTCATAGAAGGATTCGATAATGAATCCGACGATGAAGATGAGAACGCTGGCTAGATGCAGCTATCTATAAGCTGCGCTTCTTTTTCTCTACGCCCTACAAGCCCACTAGTCTTATCCCAAAGCCTCTTCATGCTTCTGAACTGGGAGGCCATGGCTGTGTAATCTTTGCCTGCAGCTATGATTTTCTTAAGCTCTAGCATTTCTGCTCTAGAAGAGCCCTTGAATGATGTCCCACGGTTAAATACAAGAGACACCATAGCCGCTTGAGTGTTCTCGTGCAATTCAGATACACCTGGAAAAGCTCTTTCTGTAAGGTTTGTGAATTTAGGTAGAATAAATTCTTTAAAAGTTTGAATAGCTTCTTCCCAGGTAAAAGTAATACCTTTAAGCTTAACCGTATATTCTTTGGCACTCGATCCTTTTAACCCTCTACCAGCACGGATCAAAGCCAGCTCCATGCTATCGGTAAGCGGCTTGAAGATCTTATCGACTTCTTCCTCTGTATAATAGCCAATATCAATACCCACCATGGCTGTAGGACCAGAGTATCCTCCTGGCCAGGTAAAAGTGCTCTTATATACCTTTTCATAGTAGGCGCGTCCACCTGTCTCTTCAGTAACAATAAACTCAATACCTTTATCATTTAGTTTCATCTTCAATCTCCAGTGTGTAATCATCCTCTTTTACATTGGTGATCTTTCGTTCAGTAATATCAATCACTTCTACCTTTGCCTCTAGAGAAGCGTTGCTAGTGCTATTGTACTTGAGATCCACCACAGCCTGCCCACCAATATATACAGCCATGATAGCTGCAAACACTTCTACTGTCTTTGTAAATATTGTGGGATAGATCGCAAGCAGTGCTGGAGCATGATCCAATAGGAATAACAGGCCTATGCTGCTGATGTAAAAAACAGCTAGAATAATAAATCCTGAAAAAGCTGCAAAGAATTTTTTACTAGAGAAATGATTGGTATCTGCCACATCCTTATTTTCCATAGGACATACTCCAGGAGGAGTAACACCATTCTGCAGGTATGATGCAGCGTTTTTTGCGATATTGATAAAAGATTTAAACATAATTAAAACATCAGGTTAACTGCTAGATAGCCTGCTCCGAAAGCGAGTACAGGTCCAGCAAATCTTAATACAAAAGACCATGGACCTACTAGCGTTGAAGCTATCGTGGACAATGCTTGTGCTCCTAGTCTAATATATAGATAGCTCAAAACTAGTCCGAAAATATAGCCAAGTATCGACTTAACTCTACGGTATTTTAAAAGGGTAGCTTTGCTCTTTTCTATCTCAGTATCCACTTGTGCCTGCACATCTGAAGTTTTTTGATTTGCTTCTATGATCTGCTCGTAATAATCATTTTTTTCCTGTTCTTGAACTTTACCCCAGCTCTCCATGTTCTTAAGATCAGCATCTATATGTGCCTTATCTCTACGTAGCTGAGCTATCTCGTTCTTTGCATCCATCATAGAAGTCTGCAGATTACTCAACTCTATGGATAACCTACGCTTCAACTCACTATTGAATGCGTTCTTATCTTCTGCGTTTACAGAAGTAGCACATAGAAAAACAGAAATAAAAATAATATATTTTTTCATACTTAATTAACAGGTATGGAATCTATGAGTATCTTAATTCTGTCTATCTCAGATGAAGCTTTTTTAAGTGAGTTATCGATGTCATCTATGTTGCCTCCAAGGGAATTTGTATTATGCGCAGGAGGAGGCACAACAACAGGAGAATACAATGGTAGTCTGCTGCGTGTAGCGCATGCAGATAGCAACAGCCCTACAACAATGAATATTAAGCTAGAACCCGATTTCATTTGGGTATTCTAGCAGCTGCCCTAATTTTTGTCTAGTGTGAACAAAGGTAGGGACTGTCCTGCAGCCTCGTGTGTACTATCGCTGCAGAAATGTATGTTGCCATCTCTTACGAAAGAATGACAGATTTGGCCTTGTTCTGAAAACAATAACGATGGAAAGAATGTGGGCGTAGTTAGACTACCATTAAACTTCCAAGTATATCCGTTACCATCGTCTAGTGTTTTTGGTGTGTGATAATTGCCACAGCCAGGACACAGAAACATATATCCTAGCACCTCACCACACTCATTCTTGTATTGTCTAATCTTCAAACTACTTCACAGGTAATCGTGTTTTACCCTGATCATCGTCATAGGTTTTGTCGATATGCCGAATAACTCTGTTCAAGTCTTCTCGAATAGTCTCTTGTTTGCTATGTAGGGAAGAAACGAACCATACGGCTCCACCAAACTGAACAACCACAGCTACAGCCGAGGTAACAAAAAGACGCATCAAGAGGTCTTTAGTTTCATTATAGCTGTTTGCAGTCTGCCTTAAGAAATTAAAATCTTGAGTCATACTATTAACGTCTCTAGTTAAATTTGCTATAGACCCTCGTAAACCGTTTTGCCCATCTACTCCAACACTGATATGTTTAGCGTCTCTAGCCATATCTCTGATATCTTGGACGGCACGCTCTAGACCTCGCAATTGCTCTTGTACCGTTAAAACATTAGACTCTAACCTTATCTTTAAACTATCAAGCTCAGCTTCTCTAACTCTTGAGTCACTCTCTAAGTTATTTACTGTTTCGAGTAACTCTTGTAAGTTAACAACTGTATCAGATGCGTGTAAGTGGTGGTCGGCGTCGTGCATACAATGATATAACTAGATCGTTATTCTTTTTGAGACAGGTTAGTAGGATCAGTCTGGTTAGCTTTATCCTTAAGTACGTCTATTTTAGTACGCTCAATACGCACATGTTCTGTAATATTATGCAAAAAATTATTAGGATGATGTTCTTTTTTCATAACAGTACTCGGTATAGTCAAATTGAATGGTATTGTTTCAAAATTTTTGAGGGTGTGTTGTGATGACGGGCGAGGAGGAACTTCAGGCGGAGTTATTGCTGGTACTTTAAATGGAGCTATTTCTATAGCTGCGACATCAGGTAAATCAGCAGGTAAAACAACTCGAGTTTCGGGCACATTGACTGCGTCGATTTCAATAGTTAAAGAAGCGTCCGTTTCTTCTGCGCTAGTAAGTGTTGGCTTTTTAGTGGCAAGAAACTCCACTAGTTCTATATCTACTGTAGGTCTTGTGCGGCGTCTTTGAGGCGGTGGCTGAGGAGGAGAAAGAGGCATACTATCTAGACCTGGCAATACTACATTATTAGAGAATTCGTCTGCAGTTAGGTTTTCTTGATTATGTGAGATATTTGTATCTTGATTTTCCATGGTGGCTGCTGTTTATAGTGATTTAATCTTATTAGCTGTTTAATTTATATTTTTTCTTCAGGTTCAACAGGTTCATCGTTAGACAAATAGTAGTTTAATTCTTTTGCATTATATGCAGGAGACTCCTCTTCCTCATCTTCTTTATTTTCAGAAGTGTCTCTTTTTCCTCCACGAAAAACAGAACGAACTGAATCATCATAGACCTTGTCTACAATGAGTAGCTGACTTGTGCCTGCTTCACCCAAGTATATTCCTTTCTTAGGTGTTTGCACAGCATGCTCTACGCAAGTCCATCTATCTTCCGGTATACCTAACATCTTCAAAGCCTCAACCCTTTCTTCAGGTATAGGCTTGTCACTTACCATGCATCTATAAATTTTTGCCATAATAATATTACTGTTGAGGGGCTTGTGCTGCTTGTTGTTTAGCTCCCTGTAAGCCTTGAGACTTAGCTTGAGAACCTAATTGATCTAGTTGCGCTTTTACTTGAGCGTACAGATCTTGATCCTGTGCTTTAATCTGCTGTAATTGTGATCTTCTCTGAGCGCCATCCATAGGGAACAGTTGCTGAGCTAGCTGTTGTGCTTGCGCTAGTGCATCTTGAGGCGTCATATTTCCGCCTCCGCCTGCAGGTGCCCCTCCAGGTTGCTGCTGTTGCTGACCTTGCAGCATCTGCATCAGATTGGCTTGAGTAGCTTGAGCTAGTTGCTGCTTTTCTTGTTCTTCGGTTTGCACATCCTGAGCAATGCGATCTTCCTCAAGTTTCTTACGAACCTGATCCTCATAGTCAAAGTTGTAAAGCTTGAGCAATTCAGATCTTGCAATCGCATTTGCAGATACAAGCTGACCAATAACAGACTTTCTTTCCATATCGTCTGAGAAGGTAATCGGAATGAGAGATATTTTAGCTTTGGGTAGACCCATGATGTTGCCCAATACTTCACCCATATGGTTCAATAGCATGTTGTAGTTGCTAGGAATAACGCTCCAAGCATTCTCAAACATACGTAGCATAGGACCTGCAGCAGTTTGCTGAAAAGTCATTTGAAACATTTCTACAGGAACATCCAAAGCATTCAAAATACCGTTCTTGGCATACTCCATCATTTCCGTTGGAGCTAGTTTTGTACCTTCTCCTCCTAGTTGCTGGTAGTTGATAGAAAACGGGAACTTATGGTACGATCCTGGATCTCTCCTGTGCTCCTCGATCATAGTGTCTACAGCATGCGACCATAAAGCACCATTTTGGTTTAAGAAAGGATTTGCTGCTGGATTGGTTCCGTCACCCATACTAATAACTCTGAAAGGGGCGATATCTTCAAAACAAATAACTTCATTATATCTTTTCAAAGTCTGCAACATAAACAGATCTTCAAAGATGAACATACTTGGAGGAATAGCTTTTCCATCTGTTCTGATAGTGCTTGGTGTATCGAGCTTGAGATGTACAAAGTTCTTTGAATTGAATGCAAGCATGGTTTTATTAAACACACACTCGAAAACAATCTGAGGAGTCTTTTTACTATAAAACTTGTTGTTTTTAGTAGTTACTTTTTTAGCGTACTGCTGAGGGATGTCCCAGAAGTATTCTGCCTCTCCTGTAGTTTCCTCGTAACGGATCTTGATCTCTTTAGCAGGCCAATGAACTACATGAATCTTATCTACACTATTAGCAGGCTTATCTACAACCTTATGCTCACCCTTGTAAGAGCATTTCAAACAAACCATGCTAAATTTATTTTTATTAAACTCGTAGTTCTGTAGCTTGTCGATGTTTGTAGACTTACCACAAGAAGGACAGTTCAAATATCTATAGAACCCCTGGTTAACTGTAATAAACTCGTTACCGTAAGCTAGTAGATTGAGCCCTGCTTTAGAACAAATTTGTTTCCATTTAAGTTTATCTAATAGCTCATGATATTCTTTTTTTGCCTCTTCATCATCACACTCAATCGATAGCGATGTAATAAAGTAGTTTGCAATACGGTTTAACGCCTGTTTGTAGAATCCGTTTCTATACAAGAAATGTTCTGCCCAAAGCAACATACCCTCGATATTCATCGGAAGATATTGCAATGGGATGTTATAGAAAGGATTAGAGTAGCGATCTCTGCCGTTGTCGCCTATCTTAAAATAATTCTGCGGATCGTCTGGAGACATCATAGTTATTCTTTATTGTCCTGCGTTTTGTTTAATCGTTCAGGTTTGCTGAGCTTGTGTTTGTTTTTTTCATCAGCAACCTCGAAACCTTCAGCATCATAGTACTCAGCTTTCTTTGTGTTGTCATAGTCGCTTATGGACTTTTCCGTCAACATTCCATTTTTTTCCATAAAATTATTCTTGATTTTCTGCAGGTACTTTAAATAGAATCATAAACTTTTTAGTGCTATCTGGCGAGTCAAAAGTAACTCCTGGATAGTATACTTCGATACGCTGTTTGTCTGGTGTATGAATAGCCAGCAATTCACCTACCTTAGGTTCGAATACCATAGCGTCCTCATCCGAGTATACAAGCATAAATGCCAACTCATGCTCTACAATATTTTCTACCTTTGACTTTATCTTACCAAAATCGTTTTCAAACTGTACCACTGAATATGTGCGCTCAGGCTCTGGAGTGTATGGTGCGCTGTAAGGAGGAGTATAATTAACATAATTACCTATCTCATGCTCATGCGATACGTTTGAAACATAGCTCTCGATAGAGAATGGAGCGGTTTTGTTGGTTTTAGTAAGCTTCTTCTTTGCTTTTTTAGTTTGATTGTTCTTGCTGTCACCTTGATTGACAGGAAGCGGTATACCTCCAGCCATTACAGCAGACCTTGCCAAATCTTTAGCTCTGGCTGTCAGAGCTTCATCGCTACCAAATAAAGAAACACCCTCTGGGTTTACTTTTGTTCCAGTGATTGAATACACCGACTTACTAGGGTCAGAGCTACCTATGACGATATCTCCGACTCGATACATACTATTGTCTGTTTTGTTTTCCATAATTTTATTGATTTTAACTAGCGGGGAGTTTAAGCTACAGGGAATAGATAGCAACCTTTTTTACCTGATGTCAAAGAATATTCAAATATTAAAGCGGAGCACTGTCGCTGTGCCGCACATCTCTTCATACAAACTGGTATTGGAAGCTGTCAATGCGGAGAATATGCCGAACAAGATCTTTGTCAATCAGAGAATCACGAATTTTGCAAAAGGTACGATTGATGATAGTTTTGCTGCAGTATGTACTCCTGTACAGTTAGAAGATTTTCCAGAAGATCAGCCTGAGGCAGGTTCATCATACTACAGAACAAATGTAATTGAGGTTGTGGTTAGGACTCCTGAGATGTTGCAAACTGCTTTTGAATCAATACTTTATGAAGTCAAAAAGCTGGTTATTGATCTAGAAGACCTGGATAATTTGACGAAACCTACACTATACAACGTAAATCCGTCTATAGAAATTAGCGAAATTGTTGCACTACCTGTACAAGAATTTGCAGCGTTAACATCAGGCCAGCTTACGGCGCTGAGTAAGTACGAAATCTCTGCATTGTTAAATACTCAATTAGCTGCACTCAGTACTGCACAAATCAGATTATTGACTGCAGATCAAGTAAATGCATTGACGGCTAATCAAATTAGCTCATTACAGACAAACATAATTTCGTCTTTAAGTGCTTCACAGATAATATCTTTGGCTCCTGTAGCAATGCCTGGTTTAAAAACTTCACAGTTGGCAATAATGAGCTTA